TCACACAGGAAATAAACCACGTCCTGCACGTACTCAGAAACCCATACGGATGGAATGAAGATCAGATACGTGACGCTAGGCTAACGGCTGCTGACATCATTGAGCGGATGGGTAAAGAACTGCAAGAGAGGGCGCTTGATGGACGCCGCTGATAAGGCCCAAGCGCAATCCGAGTGGCTGGAGCAATACCGGGCCGCGCATCGGCGCAAGCATGTGATGCGGGCTTCGGATTACTGCGAGTCGTGTCATGAAAAAATTGAGCCAGAGAGGCTGAGGGCAGTTCCGACCGCCAGCCGTTGCGTCTGGTGCGAGAGCGAGCATGAGAGGCTGAACAAGACCTATGGCCGCTGATGCCATCACAACCCCTCAACTCGCTGAACTAATAGGCGTATCCGTCAGGCGCATCTATGCCATGGCGGATGAGGGAGATCCACCGCCAAAGAACGCGCAAGGCCGATTCCCGTGCGACAAAACCGGCGAATGGCTACGCAATCGCGTTATCAAGCAACTCGGTGTAGCAAGTAACGGGGAATCCTATGATTTCAACGCTGAAAGGGCGCGGCTCACCTTTCATCAGGCCAACATATCGGCGCTTGAAGAGGAAATCAAAAGGAAAAACGTCATACCGGCAGAAGTGGTGCAAGCCCGATGGGAAGCGATGGCGGGCAATGTCCGCTCGAAACTACTCAATCTACCGGGGCGGCTAGCCGTCAAGGTAGTCGGCGCTGCGACCTTGCAGGAAGCCGAACAGGAAGCCAAATTGTTGATTCATGAGGCATTACAGGAGTTAGCCGAGAGTGGCATACCTTGACCCGATTGATCGTGTCGCTAATCAGTTTTGGAGCGTATTCCAACCGCCACCGGACCTGTCCGTATCGGAATGGGCTGATGCAGAGCTATACCTAAGCCCGGAGGATTCATCCGAGCCGGGTAAATTCCGCATAGCCCGTGCGCCGTATCAGAAGGAAATGATGGATGCGGTATCTGATCCGTCTATCAAGGAAGTCGTGTTTTGCACGGCCAGTCAGATAGGCAAGAGCCTTATCAGTAAGGCCGTTCTCGGCTACCACATTCACCAAGACCCTGGACCGATTCTGGTTATCCAGCCGACCACGGAAATGGCGGAAGCCTTCTCGAAGGACCGTCTAGCGCCGATGATTCGGGATACCCCGGCCTTGCGTGGGTTAATTGCCGATCCAAAGAGCCGGAATAGCGGAAATTCATTGCTGCATAAAGGGTTCCGAGGGGGCCACATAACAATGATTGGCAGTAATGCTCCATCTGGCCTAGCAAGTAGGCCAATTCGGATAGTTTTTGCTGACGAAGTTGATCGTTTTCCGGCTTCAGCCGGCACGGAAGGCGACCCGCTGTTTCTAGCGCGGCAACGTACAGTTACCTTCCATAATCGCAAATTCATCATGGCGAGTACCCCGACGATTGAGGGCAGTTCGCGCATCTGGAAAGCCTTTGAGAAATCCGATCAGCGATACCTGTATCTGCCCTGTCCGCATTGTGGCGAATTCCACACGCTCAAATTCGGCAATATACACTGGGACGACCGCGATCCGACAACAGCGCGAATGGTATGTACTGCCTGTGGCGCATACTATACCGATGCGGATAAAATGCGCATGTTAGTGGAAGGGGAATGGCGGGCGCATCAACCGTTTGCCGGTACGGCTGGATTTCATATATCGGCACTGTATTCGCCTTGGCAGAAATTCTCCGATGTGGTGCAGGAATTCCTCGACAAAAAGGATCATCCTGAAACGATGAAAACCTTCGTCAACCTGCAACTAGGCGAGTGCTGGGAAGATCGTAGCGGCGAAACCGTAGACCATGCCGCACTGATGGCGCGGCGCGAATCGTGGGACATCAACGCAATACCGGATGATGTCGTGCTGATAACCGCTGGCATTGATACCCAAGACGACAGATTAGAATGTACCTTGCTCGGCTGGACCGGCATGGAACAGGCGCGGGTATTAGACCATTTGCAACTGTGGGGTAATCCCGGCGATGCAACGGTATGGACCGAATTGGATGCCATCCTGCAAGCGCAATATCAGACCGACATGGGCCGATTGCTGAGAGTCCGTGCGGCCTGTATTGACTCTGGCGGGTCACATACCCAACGGGTCTACGAATTCTGCCGGTCACGGGCTAACCGCAAGGTATTCCCGATCAAGGGCCGTCCGGGCAGTCATCCTCTATGGCCCAACAAGGTCAGCAGGAGCAAGCTGTCGAACGGTGTGCAGTTGTACCTGATTGGCGTCGATACCGGCAAGGACATGATGCGTTCCGCCTTTGGCGTTAGCAACCCAGACAGGCCGCGCTATGTGTCCTTTGCCGCTGATTTGCCGGATGCCTACTTTGTGCAGCTTGTGAGCGAGAAGCGCCACACCGGCACCAACAAGGCCGGTTTCCCAGTTGTGACATGGCGCAAGCCGCAAGGCGTCCGTAACGAGGCGCTGGATTGCTTCAACTATGCGCAAGCCGCGCTTGAGGCGCTCAAAGCGTCAGGTGTCCGATTGAAAGCCGTGGCGCAGAACGTAGCGGCGACCCGGCCAAAACAGCCAGCCGCCAAGCCAGCCATTCCCGTGGAAGCGATGCCGGTAGCCAACCCCGTGCGTCAGCCGATGCGAGCCACACGTAGACAGTCAAGTGCGATTTTATGAACGATGAAATCAAAAATGGATGGCACACAGATTCGATAAAGCCACCGATAGGCATAGTGCCTGAGCGCATCCATGAAAAGATTGCAAACCGTGACCGCATATATGCTTTATGCGGCGCAATCAGTAGATACAGTGAAGCGAATATGGCTGTTCCGCATGAATGGCTGATTGAATTAAAAAGGCGAATGGAATCACTTTACGATGAATAGCCTATGACCTTCACCATTACCATCACCGAGGAATTCTCGGCATGGGCTAAGGAATTCCCGGAACTCATCAACCGGCAACTCAGCTATGCCGCTCGATTGACCGTCAATGATCTGGCGTTTGCCGTCAAGAAAGAACTCGACCAAGAACACCTTGAGTTTCACAAGCCAACGCCATTCACGCAGAAGGCGATCCGCGTATACAAGGATACCGGCGCATTGCGGGAGATTGTCAGCAATGCCAGCATCAATCAAGGCCAGCCGACACGGGTAGGACGGACTGAGTTCTCGGCTTACGTGGGCCTGATTCAGCAAGGTATGCCGGAACGGTTTAGTGACAAGGCTAAGAAGGTTCCTGGCATCAGCACTGCGCACGATGACGCATGGGAACGAGTGTTTGAGCATCATTACGGCGGCGGCATGCGCCGGTACAAGCCATTTGAAGGTGCGCTCATGAAACGTGGTTTTATGCCGTCAGGACACTATGCCGTTCCTGGCGTCGGATGCCCTATGGACGAATACGATAATCCGCAGCGCGGTTTCATGGTTCAGTTGCTATCCTATTTTGATACCTTTGGCGAAAATGGCTATCGAGCAAACATGAAAGCCAAGGGACGCACACGGTTTGAAAAAAAGCTGTCAGGCAATATGGGCGGGGCATTACAGACCGGCTTCTTCATATCGTATGGCGACCGGAAAGGCGCAAAAGGCGACATCAAGAATGTCCGCAACTACAAGAAATTGCATCCTGGCATCTGGCAGCGATTCTATGGCGGTATCTGGGGGAATACGCTTGTCCGACCTGTTTTCTTGTTTGTCAGGGCAACGGCATACCGGCAGCGCATTGATGTCGTCGATATTGGCCAGCAAGTCTTGACCAGTCTTGCGCCAACCTATTTCGGCAAAAACCTCGACAAGGCCATTCAAGGCGACAGAAGCATTCAGCATCTTTTCAAGAAATAAGCATGGCCGATCCGATTGACGACTTGGAAGCCATGATTCAATCGGCGCTCGAATCCGCGCAGGCTATCGGCTGTATGCCGCATGTGCGCAAAAGCATCATCGAATGGCGGCAACAGTATGGCGGCGAAGTCTATATCGGCAAGCGCAAGCATCTATCTCGCCATCAAGAGATATTCAGACTCATCGAATCAGGCCTATCATCATCGGAAATAGCCGAGCGCGTCGGTCTATCCCGTCAAGCCGTGCATAACGTCAAGCGTTCAAGACGTTCCTCTTCGATACTGTAAAGTATCTGCCCCTAGTTTGATTGACCTATGCCGTCTATCGTGGCGGCATGGCATATACCCAATCCCAACTTGAAGCCATCGAAAAGGCGATAGCCTTGGGCGTTACTCGCGTCGAATATGCCGACAGCGTGACGCAATACCAAAAGCTATCCGACCTGATTGCTTTGCGCGACCAGATGAAAGCCGAGCTAGGCGTCGAAACGACCGCCACGGCGAGAGGCCGCGCTTGGTTTCCGACAGCGAGTAACGGGCTATGAGCAACGTGGTCAGACTGACTCCGCGTCATGCCGGCTTGCTGGATCACACGGGCCAGCCGATCAAACAGCGCCGTTATGAGGCGTCAAGCCATCTGGGCCGCTTCGCTAAATGGTTCACGCAATCGACCGATGCCGATGCGGCCAACAATGACCCGATCACGCTACGCAATCGCGCCCACGATCTGGTCCGCAATAACCCGTGGAGCAACAAAGCCCTGCAAACGGTTGTTGGCAATGCCGTTGGTTACGGGATTCGCGCCCAGTTCAAGAGCAAGTCAAAGAACCGTGCTGCAACGGTACAGGCTATGTGGGAACAGCATTGCGAAACCCGCGCCATTGATGCGGATGGCATGCTTGACATTTACGGACTGCAATCGCTGGCGTTTCGCGCCATGGTCGAATCCGGCGAAGTCCTAGTTCGCTTGCGTCCGCGTCGGCCAGAGGATCGTTTGCCGCTACCGTTTCAGGTGCAGATTATCGAGTCCGACTATCTGGCTGAAAACGAAGCCGAAGCCGTGAATTTCACTACCGGCAATACCTTCCACCGTGGCATCGAGTTCGATGGCATTGGCCGGCGCGTCGCTTATCACCTCTACCGCGAACATCCCGGCGCGAAGAAGGTATTTGCCGCGACTCCGCAAACCACTCGCGTTCCGGCATCGGAAATCATCCACCTATTCCGCAAGGATCGACCCGGACAACAGCGCGGCGTGTCCTGGTTCGCGCCTGTCACCAAAGTATTGCGCGATCTGGATGTCTACGAGGACGCCTATCTGGTTCGGCAACAGCTTGCCAACCTGTTCGCGCTGTTCATGATCAGCAATGATCCCAATGATTTCGCGGATGAAATGGAGCAGGAATTACCTGACCTGCAACCGGGAACGTCCTACTTCCTCAAGCCGGGAACCGACATCAAGTTTTCGACCCCGCCGCCTGCTGGTGAAGACCCCGCTTACCGGGATTCGCAGTTGCGCCGTGCGGCGGCTGGATTCGGTATCAGCTATGAATCCATGACCGGCAATTTCTCCGAGGTGAATTTCAGCTCGGCCCGTATGGGAGCGCAAGAAATGGGGAGAAATCTCGATTCTTGGCAATGGATCACCTTTATCCCGCTGTTTTGCGACGGTATCAAAAACTGGTTTCTTGATTCGCTCAGTATGCAAACCGGCTTGAATGTGGCTGATGTAACTTGCGAATGGACGCCACCGGCTAGGGTTCAAGTGGACCCGAACAAGGAAACCGACTCGCTGCTGAAATCCTGCAAGGGCGGCTTTACCAGTGTCCCGGAAGCCATCAGGCGGCAAGGGTTTGATCCCGTGGCCGTGGCCATGGAAAACAAGGAATACTTCGACCTGCTGGATAGTCTCGACATCAAGATTGAATCAGATTACCGGCAAAGCGCCAAACAACCGCAGGCGACCATGCCTGAAACCGCACCGGAGGCTACTCAACCATGAAAGGCAAAAAGAAAGGCGGCGGAGGTAAGAAATGCTGAAAACCGCACAACTGCCCATGCTCAGTACCCGCGCTTCGGTATTGGCCAAAACCTTCAATGAGGAAAACCTGACCGTTGACCTTACGTGGTCTACCGGCGCTCAGGTACGGCGCTTCGATTGGTTTGATGGTCCGTATATCGAGGAACTCAAGATTTCCCCGGAATCTATTCGCATGGACCGGCTCAATAACGGCGCTTCCCTGTTGGCGAATCACAACGCTTGGGAATTGGACGCTGTATTGGGCGTGGTGGAACGCGCATGGATTGAAGGCGATGAGGCCAAGGCGACCGTCCGCTTTTCCGACCGCGAAGATGTCAAGCCGATTATTCAGGATGTGAAGAACGGCATTCTGCGCAATATCAGCGTCGGCTATCAGGTTCACGAATACGAAGTGGAAAAACCCACCGAGCGCGGCGGCTTGCCGATTTATCGCGCCATTGATTTCGAGCCGATGGAATTATCCATTGTCACGATACCCGCCGATGCGTCGGCCCAAATCCGCAGTCAAGACCAACTGCATCCTGTTTCAATAACGACCCGAGGTAATGCTATGAGCGACCCCGAAAACCAAGTCCCGGCGGCGGAAGCTCCGGCCCCGGAAACC